ATACAGGGCTCAAGCAACGTAGAAGTGTGAGATACTAATATCTTACCGTTGAAAGGGTAATATATGTCAAAATGTGATAATTGCCACAATCCGGCTGAATATAGGATTGATAGCACCTGGGCGGCTATTCAGCACTTTTGTGACCACCATTTGCCTGTGCAATACAACAAGAAGTCACTTCCAGACTTCGTAAAGCGTGCTGAAAGAATCATGATTCCTGTTGTAGAAGAAGTTAAGCCTAAGCGTGTAAAGAAGACGGCAAAGGCTGAATAGTGCGCATACAGAGGGTAATAACTAAACAAGGGCATGCAGTACCTAAGACTGCGGGCTACCCAAAAGGCCCATTTCCACCAGAGATCTACCAACGTCCAGAAGTAATTACCGACTATATACCGGTAGATGAAGACGTTGCTATAGGTGGTACAGCTCAAAATAACTTTGTAGAGCCTAGAATATTTCGTTGCAGGTTCTGCGATGAAACTCTTTATGAGCATAAAACAGTCGATCATAAGTGTGAAGGTATATTAAATGGCGAAAACTCATGACATCGGTAATTTTTACTGGCACACAATGGTGTATCCGGTAAAACCACCCGTAGTATTTGATAGGGCGGAAACCCAGGAAATTGAAGAACCTTATCGTGGAGGTAAGGGTTGGGCAGTAAGACTTCCTTTTACTAGACTATCTTTGGTAATAGGCATATGGAAAGAGCGGTATAGTGAGGGAGTGGCACTTACTAGAGCTATAAATGGCAGGGGCATTGAAGAAAATGCCGTTGATTGGGACACAGTAAGATACGGGGCAAACTATGAAGATATTTAAGAGCAAGCATACTAAGGAACTTACTCGTGTACAACGTAGAGTTAAGTCACTACCTACCGCTGAACTTCTAGCGTGGACAGATCAAATCATGTATTCGGTAGGTCGCAACCTATCTGCATGGCAGAAGAGTCAAAACAAGGCTTCTTTAGAAGAAGCAAGACTAGGCGCTGAGTCCTTACACGCTATATTGGATACAATTAATGAGAGAGTCTCTATATGAGTGACCTTGATGAAGAGCTAGATAACGAATATGAAGGTAGTGAAGACCTTGATATGGAGTCTGATCTTCCTCCTGAGCCTGTAGAAGAGCTTGATGAGCTCTCTAAAGAATTTGTAAAGGCTCTTGTAGATAAAATTATGCAGTTTATGGAGATGTTGGTGGGCCATGAGCTCCACAACTACCAGAAACCGCTTGCACGACGCGTTATTGAGTCTGTGATTATCAATGATGGTGAAGAAGTTACCGCATTAGCCTCTCGTCAGTCCGGTAAGTCAGAAACTATCGCTAACACAGTTGCAACTTTGATGGTAATTCTCCCTCGTCTTGCCGTTATCTACCCAGAGTTGCTAGGAAAGTTTGGTGATGGTATTTGGGTGGGTATGTTTGCACCTGTTCAGAATCAGGTTGAAACCCTATACGGCCGCACAGTATCTCGCCTAACCTCTGAAAGAGCTATGGAGCTCTTTGGTGACCCCGAGATTGACGATATTCCTACAAAAACTCCTGGTGTAACTAAGAATCTAAAGCTTAAGAAGTCGGGATCGACTCTTATGATGATGACAGCTAACCCACGAGCTAAGATCGAATCTAAGTCGTTTCACTTAATTATCATTGATGAGTGTCAAGAAGCAGACGATTTTGTGGTTTCTAAATCTATCGCACCTATGGGTGCTTACTACAACGCTACTATTGTAAAAACCGGAACACCTACAACTCACAAGAACGGCTTCTACCGTTCTATTCAGCTAAACAAACGCAGACAAACCGGAGCAAGGGCTAAGCAGAACCATTTTCAATGGGACTGGAAAGACGTATCTAAAGTTCAGCCGAACTATGAAAAGTTCATTAGAAAAGAAATGCTTCGCATTGGAGAAGATTCAGATGAGTTCCAACTTTCGTATAACTGTAAGTGGCTCCTCGAAAGAGGAATGTTCATCACATCCTCAATCATGGAGGACCTTGGAGATACATCTCAAGAAATCGTTAAGAGCTACTTTAAGTCGCCGGTTGTTGTGGGTGTCGATCCCGCTCGCAAGATGGACTCGACGGTTGTCACGGTGGTTTGGGTAGACTGGGATAGGCCGGATGAGTATGGTTACTATGACCATAGAGTTCTTAACTGGCTTGAGATTCAGGGAGATGACTGGGAAGAGCAGTACTTCCAGATCCAGCAGTTCCTGTCTAACTATGACGTTCTAGCTATCGGGGTAGATGCCAATGGTGTAGGAGATGCGGTTGCTCAGCGACTCAAGATCCTTATGCCTAGAGCAGACGTAATCTCGGTTACTTCTAGCCCTACAGAGCAATCTAAGCGCTGGAAGCACCTACAAGCCCTAGTTCAACGTCAGATGGTCTCCTGGCCAGCTCATGCTAAGACTAGGCGCCTTCGTATCTGGAAGAAGTTCTACCAACAGATGACAGATGCTGAAGTGCAGTATAAAGGCCCTAATTTCTTAGTGGCTGCCCCAGATGAGGCCCATGCCCATGATGACTTTGTAGACTCATTGGCCCTAGCCTGTTCTCTAACTCAAGAAATGGTCATGCCTACTATTGAAGTAAGCGCCAATCCTTTCTTTTAATTTACTATGACAAAACCCTCAGTACAAGACAGAATTAACCCTGAGGACCTCAATCCCAACCCTATAGGAGAATAAACAAATGGCAATGGAAAATATTGCACCTACACCTCAGTTCCCTGAGAAGGTAGGCACAAGCTATGAGCGCAAGTTCAGCCCAGCAACACCTGGCCTACGTGGCCCACTTCGCTTTGAAGAAGGTGTTGCAACAGACACAGACGTTCCAAATGATTTCCAAGTTGGCTTGGATCAAGGTTACGATGTACCAGCTGGTCGTCCTAACCACAACATGAACGTTTTCGAGAAGTACCCTGAAGAGACTATGAAGGAGCGTGCCCACGTTGGTTCAGCTGCTTGGGTCGAAGCACCAACATACCTTGGTGAGTTTGCACAGGGCAACTTCGGTGACCACTCTGTAGTAGTTATCGAAGAAGAAGTTCGTAGCGGTGGTCGTTATAGCCGTATGAACCCAGCATCAGTACAAGACTAATACTGTATACTAATAGTGTTCGGCCCCGTAAGGGGCCGGCATTATTGAGGGAGACTAATGCCTACTATTCCAACTAACCCAAAGCTTCTTGAAGCTATTGAGGCTAGCGCTAAAGCTAAGTATCCTAAGCGCAGAGGAAAAGGAACTACTCCTCAAGCAAATAAATTAATTAGCCAGCAATACGCTGCAGCTGGCGAAGGTTATACAAATTCAATAAAGAATGTAGATCCTAAGAAGCGTGATCTTAAAGCAGAAGCTAAAAAGCGCGAAGCTGCTAAAGAAGCAAGAGCTAAGAAAAAAGCTAAAGATACAAACACACTGTATATTAAAAAATGAGGGCAAACATGATTGGACTTAAATAATGGCTGGTGGTATGGATTTTAGTCCTCCGTCGTATAGAGCGGCGTCGAGTGACTTAACAATCTCAATTTCTCCACTAGGTCTTGTAGAACTAGCGGATGAAGAATTCGAAGTACACGGTCCACGTCTAAACCGTTACTCTCTTAACTGGGCAATGTATCTAGGACATCACTGGTCCTATCGCCGTGAAGTAGGCGAATCACAGATGGTATATAACTACTATCGTGCTTTTACAGATTTTATTATTAACTTTACATTTGGACGTGGCGTTTCATTCCGAAGCCCTCTAGCCACAGAGGCAATCATCCCAGACATTCTAAAGCGCGTGTGGGAGATCGATAATAACAAGCACGGAATCCTATGGGAGATGGGCCAGCAAGGCGGAGTCTCAGGAGACTGCTTTGTTAAAGTAGCTTATGAAGAAGCCTATGAAGATTCAGTAGGAGCTGTACACCCAGGTCGTGTACGTATTCTTCCTCTTAACGCATCATTTGCTTTCCCTGAGTTCCATCCACACGATCGTAGCCGTTTGATCCGCTTCAAGCTCAAGTATCGTTTCTGGGGTACATCTGTAGAAGGTACACGCCAGGTCTACACATACACTGAAATTCTTACCGATGATCGCATTGAGGAGTACATCAATGACGAGCTTATTGACTCTCGCCCTAATCCTATTGGAGTCGTACCGGTCATTCATATCCCCAACACCCTAGTTTCGGGCTCACCTTGGGGACTATCTGATTGCCACGACGTTATCACCCTTAATCGTGCCTATAACGAAACAGCAACTGATGTAGCTGACATTGTCAACTACCATGCTGCCCCAGTTACCGTTATTACAGGAGCTAAAGCCTCTGCCCTTGAGAAGGGCCCTAAAAAGGTCTGGGGAGGTCTTCCAAAGGACGCACAGGTCTTTAACCTAGAAGGTGGCGGACAAGGCCTCACAGGGGCTNTGGAGTANCTTAAAATGGTTAAAACGGCCATGCATGAGATGATCGGTGTACCAGAGACTGCACTTGGTCAGGTTCAGCCTATTTCTAACACTTCAGGCGTTGCCCTTTCTATCCAGTACCAGCCATTGATGAACAGGTACCAACAAAAGCTTGTACAATATGGTGAGGGACTACGTCGTATCAATGAGCTTGTACTTCGTACCTTGGCCTTTAAAGAGCCTGAGATGTTTACATACAACCCAGTCTTTAATGGTCCTATCAAGGAAAACCAGCTCACACAACTAGATTTGAACAGCCCTCTCACCTATGAGACGATCGTTCACTTCCCACAACCTCTTCCACTAGATAAGCTTATCGTACTTAACGAAATCCAGCAGAAGATGAATATGAACCTTGAAAGCCGTGAAGGTGCTCTACGTCAGCTTGGCGAAGAGTTCCCAGCAGAAAAGCTCGAAGAAATTCGCGCAGAGCTCATCAAGGATGCTAAGGCTGATGGAGCTATCAACCTTATCAAACAACAGATTAACTCCGCAATTACCTCCCTAACCGGAATGATGCCAGACGGTACAACACCTCCTGGAGCACAGCCTGGAGATGGAACTGGTCCAGGACCTCTTGGACAACCTGGAGTTATCACGCCGTTTGAAGAACAGACCCTCGCTCAGATGCAGTCCGACTTGGTCACGGAAGCCTATGGCACTAAGATGCCACAGTGGCGTTCGGCCGATAAAGACGGTGGAGCGATGGATGATTTCAAAGGGCAAACAAACTAGCTTTTAGCATGACTACAGGACAAATGTTTGTCATGCTATATACCAAACAAACCCGCAGGTCATCGTGGCACTAAATCGGACAACGACCTCTTAAACCTAAAGGAACAATAATGTCAGAACAAGCATCTCCAGTTGTAACGGATGCAGTGGCTCAAGAAGTTTTCCAAATGGAAGCTAAAGGAACCCCGGCCCCAGCAGCAACTAACACAGTGGCCTCTTCTCAATTCGTTGAGCAGAAGACCTACACTGAAGACGACATCAAGCGCGTACGTGAGCAAGAGAAGAACAAGCTCTACGACACAATTGAGTCATTAAAGGGAGAAGTTACACTTCTCGCTAAAGATCGTGAAGAACGCCTTGCTGAAGCAGAAAAGGCTAGAGCAGCTCTTGAAGAAGAGGCTCGCAAGAAGGCAGAAGCAGAGTTAAGCACACGTGAGCTACTTGAACTCAAAGAGAAAGAGTGGCAGCAACAGCTTGAAGAAGTACGTAACGAAAATGCACGCAATCTCGCATTAGTAGAACGTGAGCGTCAATATGCTGCGATTACAGAATATCGCAACCGTCGCGTTCAAGAAGAACAGGATAATATTATCCCTGAGCTTGTAGATCTAATCTCAGGAAATACTCCGGAAGAGATTGAACAAAGTATTACTAGCCTTAGAGATCGATCCTCTAAGATCCTAGATTCGGCACAGAGTGCTTTGCAGTCAGCCCGTCGTGAGATGGTTGGCACAAAACCTACTTTGCCTCCAACCATGGAAAACAATTCGGACCAACAACAGTTCTCAGCGGAACAAATTGCCGCAATGTCGGTTACTGAATACGCAAAAGTTCGTGATCGTCTCGGAATGGGACGAAATGCGGACAAAGGAATCTTTGGTTAAAAACTGAATAAGTAACAGCCCCATACCCTAACATATATGAACAAGGAGTAACACCGACATGGCATCAGCCGTAACAGGTACCGGCAATCTCGCCGCGGCACCTACAGCGTACTCTGGCGCAAACAGCCAGCTTACACAATCAATCCAGACCATCTGGTCTAAGGAAATCCTCTTCCAGTCAATGCCTATCTTGCGCTTCGAGCAGTTCGCAGTCAAGAAGACAGAACTTGGAGTGGCTCCTGGTCTCCAGATCAACTTCATGCGTTACAACAACCTCGGCTTCGCAGCTCCATTGGTTGAAGGCGTTCGTATGTCAACAAATGCATTGACAGCGCAACAGTTCTCAATCACAGTTGCAGAGCATGGTTATGCTATCGCAGTATCAGAGCTTCTCCTCAACGCATCATTTGATGACGTTATGGCATCAGCTTCACGTCTTCTTGGACGTAACATGGCTCTCTACCTTGATGGCCAGGCTCGTGACACCCTCATGGCTGCTTCTTCAGTCATCTACGGTGAAGATCGTTCAGGTCTCTACTCATCAACTGCTAACGCAGCGGGTAACAACCTCTACGCATACGGTACAAATGGTACCTCACGTGCATCAATGACAGGTAACAACTTCCTCTCAACTCGTACCGTTAAGGACGCAGTCGAGACCCTCGCAACCAAGAACATCCCAAGGCTTGGCGAGACCTACGTTGCATTCGTTCACCCTCACCAGAGCCGTCGTCTCCGCGACAACTCAGAGTTCATTGAAGTAACGAAGTACGCAGCTCCAGGTAACTTCATGCTTGGTGAAATCGGTCGCTTGTACGACACAGTCTTCATCGAGACAACTCAGATCTCTAAGGTCACAAACGGTGCTGGTACTAACTACACAACCGATACAGCAGTGGCTCCAGGATCAATCTCATACCCAACTGGCGGAGGTTACACAACTCCAGTAACAGCACCGGTAACGGTTCATCTGACCGCTACTCAGCTATCTTCATTGGAGATAACGCATTCGGTCACGCAATCTCACTCCCAGTTGAGCTCCGCGATGGCGGAATCCTCGACTTCGGTCGTGAGCACGCACTTGCTTGGTACGCAATCTACGGCCTCGGTCTTATCACCGATCAGTCTGTAGTTATCGCAGAAACCAACTAATTCAATACCGGGGGGAGGCAGTAGCCCTGTCTCCCCCACCCCAACTAATCTAACAGGAGAATAAAAATCGTGTCAAAAGCAAAAGTATCTGACGTTACAGGACGTCAACGTGAAGAACAACTCAAGGCAGTGGCTGAGCAGCANGCCCAGCGTGCAACAGAGATCACCATGGCTACACAAGCCAAGGCGTACAAGGATGAAGTAGAAGTTACAGACTTAACTGTAAACCCAGCTGCACCNACAGTAATTGACGAAGTGGAAAGCGTAGGAGTATCTCTCGCTGATGACCAGGTCGTTATCCGTGTTCTAGAGAACCTAGACATGATGACATTCGGTGCAGGACAATATTATTCATTTGAGGCGGGAAAGAAGTACAAGGTGTCTAAAGCCTTGGCTAACCACCTTGAAGAAAAGGGTTACGTNTCTAATCGTTTGTAAGAGGACATAGATTCCTCTACAGTCCGCTCATCCCGACAACCGCCCTCCTGTCGGGATGAGCCTTTTTTTACCTTGACTAATCAAGGGTTTTATTAGATGATTAGCACATAGCCTTTATGGAGGATCAGTGGCCACACTACAAGCTTTATCTGATAGATTACGAGCAGAGATCGGTGATACTGCCAGGTCGTTTGTAGACACCTTTACAGGCGATGGCGTAACTTACCGCTACCAGCTTTCTCAGGCTCCTGTGCAGGGAGCTACCCTTGT